TTTGCTCTTGATTTAAAAGACATATTTGATTACTTTGGCAAAGTTTGTATTACAAGTAATGAACTAATGGAGCTATGGACTAATCAGACAAGCGCAGTAACTGGTAAGTATTGGTGGTTAAGCTCTGCGCTTGTTGATTTCCCTGGCTACGCTTGGTTCGTGGGTGGTGATCTCGGCTTCTTGTTCGGCGTCGGCGTTGGCGGTGATTTCGCGGTGCGTCCCGCTTTCAATCTTGATTTAAGTAAGATTAATTTTACTAAAGTTTAAGGAATGAAGCCGTAAGGGCGCCATCAGCGCCCCACGGCGAAATTCCGTGAGGAATAGGAGAAATAAAATTTTATGGCAAAATTTAATATTTTAAATAAAGCTGAAAAAGTAGTTAGCTATGTTTTTACAATTACAGAAAAATCTCCTAAGCATACAAGAGGAGATATGGTTCCTACTTTTCGTAACGAAAGTTTAGATATGATAAGAAACATTGTTCATGCTAATTCATATCAAGTAGGTAAATCTGTAGATGGTCAACAATTAACTCAAAGAAAATGGTTTTAGGAGTAGGCTTTATTAAATTTAACGATGTTAGATGTTTATGCGGAAATATGCTTTGAACATAATCATTATATCACATTTAACTAGTTTGATTATTTGACTACTTTAACTCAAGAATTACGATTGATGATTGAACGTTGGATTCAATCAGATAAAAGTAGATGTTAGTAAGTAGTTTTAAATAATAGGTACATGGCTTTTTCGCTCTGCGAATGTTGATAACCCTGACAACGCTTGGAACGTGAATGGTGATAACGGCAACTTGAACAACGACGACGTTGACAATGCTAACGCGGTGCGTCCCGATTTAAAAAATCTTAGACCCGTTCTTTTAAGTAAGTGCTTAAAGGCTTGGTCGTTTTTCTTTTTAAAGGAGCCATGACCCTGCTGAATAAGCAAATTAAGAACCGTGTAAGTTAATATCGTTTTATAATTATATTGACTTTGTAATGTATAAGGAGGTTACTGCACGGTATGGGCCAATATGAAAAATTATATAATTTTAAAAATTTATATTAGGCTTATAAATTAGCGCATCGTGGGAAAATAAACAATAAAGAAGTTATTGAATTTGATAAACATAAAATAGAAAATCTGCGGCGACTGTAGAAATAGATACAAAACAAAGAGTAGGATAAAATATTTACTTATTACCGTTTTACAATAACTGATCCAAAAATACGAATAGTGGATGCTTTACACTTTGAGGGTAGAATTGTATAGCATATATTATGTGATTTAATTTTAAAACCATGGTTCGAGCCAAGATTGGTAAAAGAAAATTGTGCTTGTCGTATAGGCAAAGGGACAGATTATGCCATAAAGATATTGCGTTAGCACATGACTAAAATCTTAAAGTACGAAGAAAATCCTTATGTTCTAAAGATAGACATTAAAAAATTTTTCCCAAGCATTGATAGAGATACATTAAAAAATATTTTGTCTAAATTCCCTGATAAAGAAGTATTAGAATTATTATATTTTATTATTGACTCTGCTCCAGAAGATAAAGGAATACCAATTGGAAATCAAACTTCATAGTGGTTTGCTTTATATTATTTAAATGAATTAGATAGAACTATAAAAGAAAAGCATAGTATAAAATTTTATGTTAGATATATGGACGATTTGATTATTTTAGATAAAGACAAAAAAGATTTATAGGTGTTACTATTAGAATTAAAAATAAAAGCATAGAAAAAATATAAATTAAATTTTAATAGTAAAACACAAATTATTCCAATACGGCATGGAATATCATTTTTAGGATGGAAGATTTTTCCTGTAGAAAATAACAAATTAATTTAGATTTTATCAAATAATAAAAAACGACATAAAAAGAAAAAGATAAAAGAAATGTTTTATAACTTTAAAACACAAAAAGATTCTCAATAGAAATTTAATGAACGTTATGTTTCTACATAGGCGCATTTAAATAAAGGAAATACATATGGATTTCAAAAACAATATCTAATATAAATTTTTGCTCTTTTCTTTTCTTAATAAAAATATTAACCTTTCTAACCCAGTCTATTTTTCGTAAATAGACTGGGTTTTTCTTTTTGCTTTTTTCAAAAATTTATGTTATAATATATATAGAAATCAAGAGAGAGAGGTTTTCTATATGACAAATAAAGACGTGATCCTGCAGGTTCTTTCCGCACATTCTTGCCTTACTGCAATGGAAATGCGGCAGTTCGCCAAACGTCTGTATAATTACGATATTACTCCGCAGGCAGTTGCGGGAGCGATGAGGCCACTGATTGCGGCGGGCCTTGCCGCGAGTGGTATTAGACCTGATAATGGAAAAACCGTTTATTGGCTTAATAAGGAGCATTAATATGAATGAAATTAAATTAGGTTGGCTTAGTCCAACAGCAGAAATGGTAGAATGTAATGCTTATGAGCATATCCAAACTGCATATGATATTTTGGATAAAAATTATGATATGGGCTATGTATTTAATCCTGATGATGTGCTTATAAATCTGGGTTGGGTTCATATTTGCCGAGGCGCTATATTAGATCACGATTATCATTTCTATTGGAATATTAACCGTTTTCTGACACCTGAGCAAATTCAATACTTGAAGCCTTATTTTGAAGATGAAAATTGCCCAATTAATGAAGTTCAAAGAGATATATTTTTTGATAGATTGGAGTTAATGTAAGGAGTTGATAAACTGTGAATAAATATTTTGTTGTAAGTGACGTGCATGGGTTTTATAATGAGATGTGCGAAGCCCTTAATACTGCTGGGTATAATCCCGCCAACCCTTCTCATTGGTTGATCTCTTGCGGCGATAACTTTGATCGTGGTCCTGAGAACTTCAAAGTTATGCGGTATTTCCTGCATCAGCCTAGGTGTATCTTGGTGCGAGGAAATCACGAGGATCTACTTGATTGGGCTTGTACCGAAGGTATCTCTATGCGCGACTATCCTAATGGTACAGTAGATACTATTGAAGAGCTTGGCGCAAATACTACTCGTCTAGACTGGACGATGAATGATAAAATGGATTTGGCTTTCAAGCGCACTCGTGGCTTCTTTGATCGTATGGTTGATTTCTATGAAACCAAAAACTATGTATTTGTACATGGCTGGATTCCTTCTCTCAAACTGTATCCCGACTGGCGTAAGGCACCAACTTCCGCATGGGAAAAGGCTAGATGGGAAAATCCTTTTAAAGCAGCTAAAAATAATGGTAATAAAACAGGAAAAATTTTAGTTCACGGACATTGGACTAATTCAGAATATTGGGCTATAAAAGAAAATAGAAGCAAATATGAGGATGATGCAAAATTTGATATTACATATCATGATAATTGTATTGGGTTAGATGCCTGTACTGCTCTTACTTATAAAGTTAATGTATTGATTATTGAGGACGAACCTTTGGAGGAGAAATAATGATTGCTGCGCTGATTATATTTGGATTAATGGCTGTTATTGCTCTAGTAATTCCAGTAAGTTTCAAAATAATTAGTTTTATTCTTGGCTATAAAAAATTTCAAAGAAGAGACGATGACTTCTTAGATTATGCTACTATTGATTACTCAACGCTAAAACGTCTGTATCAAATTAATCCTGATGGCTATAAACTAAGCGATTTTGGTCAATTATATAGGATGAATAACAACGATGGTTGGGTAACAAGAGAAGTTCGAATTGTTTTTAAAACTATTTTTGATTACTTTCATTTTGAAATAGATAAAAAATATAACAAGAAAACCAGCCAAATTGCCAAGCGCCGCAAACAAGAGGAGCAAGGATTGAGCAAACTTCGTGATTTGGCTCAAAAGGATATTGATAATTTGCGCGCAAAACTCGATGCGGAGTTTGAACAAGAGAAAAAGAAAACTCAGGAGATAGCGGCGAGTATGCGGCGACCACTCGGTAATCTCAAGCCTTTTGTTTGTCTTAATGGTAATTTAAGATATTATCAAAATAAACAGGTCTATGTAGATGAATTGGGCTATTATTTTACTAAGGATGGAAAACCTATTCTAATGCCTTGGGAGGAAAAATAATGGAAAACATTGTTATTTTAGCTGAGTGGCATGGTAACTCTTGGGGCGGTTCTGACATTATAACTATTCTTTTTGGGGTAGCATTGGTATTTACTTTTAGCTGTTATATAGTATTTTTGTTCACAGACGAAGAATCTTATACTCTTCTCTTGATTTTAAGTGCTGTATTCGCATTTTTACTCTGGCTTCCTCTAAATGATTGCGTTCAGCATCAAGGAGAAACTTTCCAGAAGATTGCAACTCCACCGCAGATTACTCAACAACAACTTGAGGAAAAATATGACACAGTTGATTTAATTACAAAAGCAACAAACTGCCCAGAAGGCATGATATGTTGGCAAGTTAGTTTTAAGCAGGTAGACTAAACGTCTACTTGCTTTTTTTTATTTTTTATGTTATAATATTTATATAAAAATAAAGAGAGGATTTTTTCCTATGGCTAGAAATATTATTTTAACTGAAACAGGATTTAAAAATATTTACCGCGGTTATCTCAAGTATATTGCCTTGCAAAGTGGAGGCGTAGATAACTGGGAATGGTATGGTGATTCTCTTAACGCGTTTTTGCGGGACTGGTATTTTGAAAATCATTCTAATCATACCATAGAAGATTTTAACGAACAAGATTATGATTTTGATACCATTGTAGAGGAAGATCTTGACAAAGGTGAATTTATTGTACAGGAGGTATGCGAATGATTATTTGTGCAGCAATTAAAGATACTCGTACCGGTGCAGTATTTGGCGGTATTCGTCATGGCGACATTTACTCTGCGATGCATGATGCAGGAATTACTCCCCCTCGTGCAGCCGCAATTGAAGGTTTTCTGGATATGCATAACAACTTCTATGATCGTCATGAAGCATTTATGTGGGCGCAGCAGATTGGACAATTACCTGATACCGTCCTATATCATAAACAGCAGAAGGGCGAAACTGAATTGTTTTCGGAGGACTTGTACTGATGACTAGAAAATTTATTGATTATGCTCATATAGGCACTTGTGAAGTATGTGGTAAGTCCGCTCCTGTAGTTGTGGTATCTTCTTCGCTAGGGCCTTGTAGTTGTGCTTATTGCGAAGAATGTTATGGTGCAAATCTTGAGCCTTATTCTATAGTTGTTGCTGCAGTTTGGACTTGTGGATGGGAAGATATGGCTGATTGGGCTAAAGCTCGTATTAGAAAAACCTTGACCAAACTTGGAAAAACTGAGGAAGAAATGCTGGCGGATGCCAAGGCAGAAGAAAACTCTTTCATTGCTTCTATGCAAAATTATGAAGAATATTGCTCTGAGCAGAGTATTCAGGAGGAATAATTAATGAATGGAGTAACAATTCTTAATAACTATGAATATTTAACCAATTTCGGTTCTATCTTGTTAATGAATATCTTATGTGCATGGTTTCTTGCAACGGCTATTGTTTCGCTATTTATATTACTCAAGAATAAATGTAATTCATGGAAGGAATTTGTTATTCTTGTTATTGGTGGAGCTTTATCTATTATCTGCGGTTGTCTTATCCCAGAAGATAAATATGAAACTCACTATCAAGTAACCATTGATGATTCAGTTAGTATGAATGAGTTTCAAGACAAGTATGAAATTATTGAAGTAGAAGGCAAAATTTATACTGTAAGGGAGCGTGTTGATTAATGGATGCTATTGAATTTATTAAAGAGCGACAGAGATTGTGTCAAACTTATGTTTGTTGTTTTGAATGCCCTGCTAATAACGACAATGATGGATGCAAATTTAGCACAATTACTGGATATGACGCAACAGAGCAAATTAGGCTGCTGGAAGAATGGTCTGCTGCACACTCTTATAAAACGCGGCAAAGTGAGTTTTTGAAGCAATATCCTAATGCTCCAAGAGATTGTGATAATATTCTTATGATTAATCCTTGTGATTTAGACCTTACAACAACACATGGAAATGATGAATGTTATACGGATAACTGTCTTAAGTGCCGTCATGAATATTGGACACGGAGGGTCTAAAGAAATGGATGCTGTAAAATTTATTAACGAAAGAAACCGTATGTGTAACACCTATAAGCTGAAACGCTGTGAAGGATGTCCCGCTAACAACCCTAATAATTATGGAGGAGAGGGTGTTGCTTGTATCATGATTGATAAAATTGATGCAGAAAGGCTTGTCCCTATTGTCGAAAAGTGGTCAAAGGAGCATCCTCGCCAAACACGCCAGTCTTTATTCATTCATCAGTACCCTCAAGTACCTATTTATGATGGGGTAATTGGCATAAAACCGTGTCAAATTGTAGAAGGTTACACTTCCAAGTATTGCACTTGTGATTCAAGTCAGTGTGTTCAGTGTCGTAAGGAATATTGGTTGCAGGAGGTGGAATGATGGATTGCTTCAATTATAACTGCCCATTTCGTCAGAATATAACAAGTAATTATAATCGTTGTGATTGCTTGGCGTGTCAGAACAGATTGGAAGAATCCGTTATATATATTACAAGTAACCATACGCTTACCGCAGACGAAATCGCAAGAATGACTAATGATCCCAATTATGGTATTGGAGCTGGATGTTAAAATATAAAACGATAATATAAGGATGAAAATGAATATTTTTACTCTAATGCCATGTAAAAAATGTGGCTATAACCATAGTAGAATAATACCATATGGTCATTTCCAAAGTAATCAAATTACATATCGTATTTCTTGTCCAAAATGTAGTTATTGTACCAAAGAAAAAGCAACAGTAGAAGAAGCAGCTGAAGCATGGAATAGGAGGCGCAATAATGACTAATAACATGGACAACTACTGGATAGACGAAATTAAATCATATAAAAGGCAATTGCACACAGGACCTGACGATACGCATGACTGGTGGAAATGGAGAGAGTTCCTGAAATTGGGACGAATCATGAACGCCGAAACTAAATGCAAAGTAAGAATAAAGGAGTATAATAATGAGTAAAGCGTTTATCCTATTATGGATGCTATTTAATCATGTATTAGATGATTATTTCCTACAAGGATGCCTAGCCAATATGAAACAGAAGGATTGGTGGAAAACCAATTATCCAAATAATAAGTACAAGTATGATTATATTGCGGCCCTATTTATGCACTCATTAAGTTGGAGTTTTATGATTATGCTGCCAATTGCCGCATTTTTCTCTTTTAATATTGACTCATTTTTCTTCTTTATGTTTTTTGCAAATACAGTATGTCATATGATTGTTGATAATGCAAAGGCAAATGATAAAGTTATTAATCTAGTTCAGGACCAATTTGCCCATATTGCACAGATCACATGGACGTGGTTTCTGTGCTTATAAGGAGAATTTATTATGAATACAAATAAACTTTCTTGTGGATTATTTATGTTTCATGACAAAAACTGGTGGCGAAATCTAAAAGACATTCCTATTTTCTTCCAACGCATTTTCTTTACTCTAAAACATGGGTATTCACCTGTTGCACAATGGGAAACCTTTGAATGGTTTATTGCAGTAATGCGTGAAATACTAATTAATTATCGTGATAATCGTACAGGAACACCTGTTGTAATTCCTGATTATAATATTGATGATTTAATTAGTGAAAATAAAAATATTGAGATTTATAATAATATTCTCAATGAAATGATTGAATTGCTAGACAAGATGGATGAATGTAATTCGACTTATAATGGTGTATCTTTAGAAGAAATGCACTCTGCTATGAACGCCGCGAAGGATAAATTCTTTGAGTTATTTTCTAAGTATTTTTATACCCTATGGGATTAAGTCAAGTGATTGCGGTCACTTGACTTTTTTCATTATTTATGTTATTATAAAAGAAAAAGAAAGGAACAAGAGAATGACAGATTACGAGGTTGAATTGCTAAACAAATTAATTGAAAACTGCATTTGTTGCGGCGGAGACCCAGGCGGCCCTTATTATACTGATGTAGAAGATACTGAACTTGCTATTAAAAATTTTTTAAGAGTAATTGACCCAACTCTTGATGTTAAATATATAAAGCACGAGACATTTTTTGTTTATAGAAAAGGAGTGTGTAAATAATGGGATATGATGCTTATATTACAAGGTACCATCTCACTAATAAGTCAAATACTATTATCATTCGTGAAGATAGCGATATTAACAAGATCATTAATGCAATAATTGAAAACCAGAACATGTTTGAGTATGAGGATATTGATTCCTGGTGCTCTAGCGGTAGATACTGGATGGATTTTGTCTATGATAATATTGATCCTTCTTTGCGGACAAAGGCTGATGTGGGCCAGTATATTCTTATTCGCTCTGCTGCTGACTATGCAAAATTGGCTGTTGTAGCTGTTCAGTTAATGGAAACCGCAGGCTATCAGTTTGGTAAAGTTTGTTATGCAATGGCTGATCGCCACGATGATGGCTCTTTCCGTTGCTTCCCTCTAGATGGTGTTATCGTTCAATGCGAAGATGGCTCTACTAGACACATTTGGGACGAGTATGATGATGATGGCTTTCTTATTCCTAAAACGTGCGAAGACCAGTTTACAACTATTCAGCAGTTTGTACGAGCGGTACTGCTCGTCGCAAATACAGACTGGGACAATGAGTTTGTGCTATTAGGAGGTAGTTATTAATGAGATCAGAGTTTATGTACACCCCACTTGATGAAATTTATGATAAAGAATTGCGGCGTCAAGCTAGCACAGTAGAATTGATTGCTAGTGAAAATTTCGTTAGTCCTAGAATACTGAAGTATCTTGGTAGCGAATTTACTTCAAAATATACAGAGGGGTATCCAGGCAAGCGGTATTATGGAGGCTGTAAGTTCTATGACGAACTTGAGATCTATTGTCAGCAATTGTGGAAGGATGTTTTTAGCACAACTTATCATGTGAATGTGCAGCCGCATAGTGGGACTAGCGCAAATCTTGCGGCGATCTCTGCGGTAGCCAATCCAGGTGAAACTATCCTTTCTATGAGTCTAGACTGTGGAGGGCATCTCTCGCATGGGGCTCGGGTAAGCCAAGTTGGAAAACTTTACAATATCGTTAATTATGGTGTGGATGATGATGGTTGGATTGACTATGATGAAGTCGCAAAGCTCGCTGACCAGTGGCAACCTAAGTTAATCATTTGCGGTGCTAGTGCATATAGCCGTAAAATTGATTATATTCGATTTGCTGAGATTGCGCGAAGTGTTAATGCCTACCTGCTTGCGGACATCGCCCATGTTGCGGGACTGATTGCAGCTAATCAACTACCTTCTCCATTTGGATATGCCGATATTATTACTAGCACTACACAGAAAACTCTGCGTGGACCACGAGGTGGACTGATCTTCTGTATTCCTGAACTAGCCAAAAAGATTGATAGCGCAGTATTTCCCGGCACGCAAGGCGGTAGTTTAATGAACGTAATCGCCGCAAAAGCTGCCTGCGCAGAAGAAGTGCTTGAGCCTGAATTTATAGATTACATTGATGAGGTTATGTATAATGCCAAGGTTATGGCAGAAAGATTTATGTCTCATGGCTACAATGTAATTACAGGTGGCACTGATAATCACATGTTCCTTGTTGACTTGCGAGGAACTGGTCTAACAGGAATTGACGTACAGAATGAACTTGAGAGAAATGATATTACACTCAATAAAAATGCAATTCCTAATGATCCGTTACCTCCTAGCAAAACCTCTGGTATCAGAATTGGTACTCCGGCTATGACAACAAGGGGTTGGAAAGCGCATGATTTTTGTTGGTGCGCAGATAATATTTGTAAAATTTTAGACGAAATGCGGGCGGCCCTGTGAGGTCGCCCTTTTGACTTTTATTAAAAAATATGATATAATTTTATTAGAAAATAAAGGAGTTGATAGATTATGAAATGGCATCGAATTAAAGATAAAAAGCCTAAGCTGGGCGTGGATGTTCTCGTATGCTTCGAGCCGGGTAATCCTTTTGCCTGTGATGTATGTAGTCTCGAAGATGAAGGCGAAGGCAACTATGTTTGGTGGCGCCTTGAAAAAAGCTATCCTGTTGATGATACTGATTATTGGGCTGAGATTCCGATGCCTCAGCCGAGAATCCCCGCTTATAAGGAGGAGGATTAACTATGATTAAAGGATTATATAAGCCCTTCGAGCATTGGGGCGAGAATACTTGTTGGATTATCTCTGATACCCATTTCGATGACCCAGACTTAATTCACCCTTATCCAGATAGACCGACCGCTGCAGAACAAGTTAAACTTATCAACTCCAAGGTTGGTAAAAATGATACACTGATTATCCTTGGTGATGTTGGTAATGTAGAGTGGGTACGGCAATTGCGAGGATATAAGATTCTTGTAATGGGCAACCATGATGCGGGTGCGAGTAATTATCTTAGCAAAGATTTATTTCAAGAAACGTACTCTGGGCCTGTCTTGATTGGCGAGAAGCTAATCCTCTCGCACGAACCTATTGAAAATTGTGATTGGTGCTTTAATCTGCATGGGCATACTCACTCGCGCGACATTGTAAATGACGATTATCACTTCAATGTATGTGCAGATGTAATTAATTACACACCAATCAATTTTAACAAGTGGATGAAAGAGGGGCGCTTGGCTAAGGTTAAATCTTTGCACAGACAAACGATTGACGAAGCCACCGATCGGCGTCGCCGCAGAGGCTATAAGTTAGGAGGTTAATATGCTAGAACTTCAAAAATTTATGCAGGAGCATGATAACTGGGCTGAGTTGCTTGCGGCTGAGCCTTATAACCTAAAGATTTCTTACTATGAAAAGTTGGTTATGTTCAAGTATAATCAGCTCACCGCAGATTTTTCTATTCCTCTTGTTCGTGAAGCTCGTGGTATTATTCTTGAGCGCAAGTCTCCTTATCGTGTGGTATGTTGGCCTTTTGAAAAGTTTTTTAACTACGGTGAGGAGCATGCCGCCCAGATTGATTGGTCTACTGCTTCAGTCCAGGAGAAAATTGATGGTAGCCTAATGAAGTGCTACTTTTGGGATGACGAGTGGCGATTGGCTACTAATGGTACTATCAATGCGTATCTTGCACAGATTGATGGTTGCATTGAATTTCAAACTTATGGTGAGTTGTGGGATAGCATCTGGCCTAGTTGGCGTGAAACTATGGAAACGCATGCATCCAAGCAAGCAACCTATATGTTTGAGATGGTATCTCCTTATAACAAAGTAGTTATTCCCTATCAAAAAAGTGAAATTTACTTCCTTGGGTGGCGAGACAATGGTACTGGATATGAGTTACTTCCTACTGACAGTACTATTTCTCATTATTGTCTTATGCCAAATTGCTATCCTCTTAATTCTCTTGGGGAAGTAGTTGCGGCTGCGAACAACCTGCCGTGGGATCGAGAGGGTTATGTTGTGTGTGATGGGGAGTTTAATCGCGTAAAGATCAAATCTCCTGCATACATTGCTGCACATTATACTGTAGCTAATGGTATTATCACTAAGAAGAAGCTACTGAAAGTTATCTTGGCACATGAGGAAGAGGAATTTCTTGTCTATTGTCCTGAATACAAAGAAGCAATAGACGAGGTTAAGGAAGATATGCAAGAACTGGAAGTCGAATGCAGTAAAGCCCTTCATAGCATCTCTGAACTTCCAGGCTACTGGCGCGACTATCCTCGCAAAGAGATTTTTGAGCGAGTAAAAGATTGGCCTTATATAGAGTTTAAATATATCATGGCTAATTATAAAGAATATGTGAGTTGGAAAGATTTTATAAAAAATTGGTCTGAAAATAAATGGATAGAAATATTGGGGTATTAAAATGGAAAAGAAATATATTGTATCTGAAAGTTTGTTGTATGATATGCTGTCCGATTCCCTGACCTTGAATATGTTATTCGCGGGCGGAGTAGATAACTGGATGGGTTATGATGAAGCCATTAGAGATGGCATGAAAGAACTGAATGAAATGCATCATACTAATCTTGAATGGCCTAATGCGGAAGCGGCTAGAGTAGAATATGCTGATATTGGATTGGAGGTATATAATGGCTAAGCAGTATATTACCCCTGGTATGCGAGTTGTTGAAACTACTTACCACACTGGCACTGTTGTTGCAGTAAACAAAGAACAGAATACAGTTATCATGCAGGAAGGAAATAAGTTCCGCACTGTTCCCATGTGTAATATTGACGTAATTCCGCAGGAGGTATACGATGAGAAGTTCTAAACCTAAATACTCCCAGATGCAGAATCAGGAACTTGAGACGAAAGCATTTATGGTGCTCGCGCAAACTACGCAGGCACTGACCATTCCGGAGATTTGTGGCCAGGACTTCACTCTGTCGACACAGACCCCGCAGAAGATGGCACGAGTGCTAAATAACCTATGCGATATGGGTGCTGTAATTAAAGCAAAAGATAAGTCTAAGGGACGTATGGTATATATGTCTATGTCGTCCTATAATGATATGATGAATGGAGGACATGAAGATGACTAAGAAAATTATGCCCTTGATAAATACTATTTTTAATGTGGTGCTCGTTGGTGTATTTTCATTTAGTGCAGCAAATGCAACAACCCCTTATCTGATGGTAGGGCAGCTGGTCGCTGCAGGTTGTTGGGCAGTACTTGCAATTATGAATAGCGGAGTGCTAGATAATATCAAGGAGGCATAATGCTTTATAATATATATTATTCTGAGGAATATATGCCCAACGATTTTCCACTTTACATCCAAGAGACAAAAGAATTTAATACTTTTAAAGAAGCTACCTGTTATGCATTTCAGCGTTGTTTTGAAAAACAACTTGATCTTGAATATAGTAGAAGCGGCAGCGTTGAAGATTTTATTGACAATGCGAAATGAAATCCCTATTTACAAGATCAAGGGGCAAGTGACGAACTTGTACAGGCGATTGGACGAAAACGTTATTGTATGGAAACCACTGCAGATTTACGCTTCTATGCCGTTCCGGTAGAAGATGATAAAATAATTGGACACGCATTTAAAGAAGGAATTTTAAAATAAAATTAGTCCCTCGTCGCATTAGACGAGGGATTTAGTCTTAGGAAAACTTGACAATTAAATAAATTTATGTTATAATATTTTTATAAGAAAGGAGAAATCCTTATGAGAAAAACTGCGCGAACAATTCACCGTTTTTTCTGTACTAATTGTGGGCGCGAAGGTTTACCACTTGCTCGTAAAGTAAGTCACCAGCATGAAAAGGGACATCTCAAAAATCTTTATTGCCCATGGTGTAAAGGTGAATATAATCACTGGGAATGTCATGATGATGAAGAAGTTGCAAAATTTAAAGAATTATATCGAATGGGAGTGATATACAATGAGTTATCTGATTATGTTTTGCAAGATTCCTGGCAGCGGAAAGTCGACTGAGGCTCGTCGCATGGTAGAGAGTCTTGCCTCAAAAAATATTTCCGTAGGATATGTCTCCCGTGATGAAGTCAGATTTAGCATGATTTCTAAAAATGGCGGGTATTTCTCCAAAGAGAAAGAAGTTTTTAACAAATTCATTGAAAAAATGAATAATTCTCTTAATAAAAATGATTGCACTATCATTGATGCAACTCATGTTTCTGAAGCAAGTAGAGTAAAAGTTCTGCGACGAGTTGAAAATCCTAACAGTGTACAGTTGCTGGTTCTTGCCCTTCTTACTCCTCTTGACGTGTGTATGCGGCAGAACGATCTCCGCACCGGCAGGGAGTGTGTCCCGCATGATGCCATTGAGAATATGGCTGGACAGTTTAAGAGCCCCACTGAAAAAGAGTTTGTGAAATTTGGTTTTAATAGCGTAGACATTTGGGTGAAACCCTGGAAGGAGAGAGAGACATGATTTACGTCACTAGTGATCTTCATCTGAATCATCAGCGTGAGTTTATCTATGCCGCACGAGGATATTCTTCGATTGAGGAAATGAATAAAGACCTTATTACCAAATTCAACAATACTGTAACAGACGAGGATGAAGTCTATATTCTTGGTGATCTATGTCTTGGTGGAACTGGTTCACTTATTGATAATTTCAAAATGCTAAGTCAACTTAATGGTAACATTCATATCGTCCTTGGCAATCATGATACAGAGACTCGCCATAGAATGTATGAAACCCTACCGCAAGTTGTTTCTATTTCTTATGCAGATATGTTCCACTACCGCAAATATCATTTTTATCTTAGCCACTATGCCACCTTAACCGCAAATCTTGATTGTGACAAACCCTTGCGGGCCCGCACTATTAATCTGTGCGGTCATAGCCACACTACTGACCCCTTCGCAGATTGGGAAAAGGGATGTATCTATCATTGTGAAGTAGATGCACACAATGGATTTCCTGTTTCTCTTGATACTATTATTGAGGATATGAAACACCGCGTACAAGAAGATGAAGCCCGTTACGCCAGACAGCTTGCCGCAATTAAAAAGTGTTTTGACGAACCATTCGAAGTAGTACCCTCAATTATTAAAACTATAGAATATTCACTTCCTAAAGAAACTTTTTAAATTAAAGGAGAAAATTATGAGCTTTCATTCTGCTATTATGAAACTTGAGCCTACCGTTGAGGTTTATGATAATGATGTTAGTGTTAAACTAACTTATAATGGTCATAACTACTATGGGACTGCTTTCTGCCACGAAGAAGATATGGAGTTCTTCTCTGAAAAGGTTGGCGCAACAATTGCTCATTATCGTGCTATGATTAAAATTTACGATGATGAAATTAGACGAGCAGAAGTTGCCGCACGAGTACTATGGTCTGCCTATAAAGACGTCATTTATAACTCTCAGGAAGATGGCACTCCTGTCGATCCAACTAGCGCATTTATTATTCGTGTTTTTAAAGCACGTGACCTAGTTGATCGCTACAGAGTCCAGCGTACTAGTCTTCGTACCCAATTGAGAGAATATCTCAAGAACCATGAAAAGTGCCTTGAGAGTGTTCGCGCGCAGCGTAAAACTGAAAATGAGGACAAAAATGTTTAATCCTTATTGTTAATTTTTCAAAATAAATGAGAAGAATCCGAAAGGAGAGATTTATATAGGTTTGATATATGTATTCGTCGGGTTCCTCATTGCATCTATTGGTATTCCTCTAATTGAAAGTTTACAGAATATCATCGCTGCTCTTACTGAGCTAATGATAAGTAAAATCAATAAAGGCATAGCTAAATCCAATCTCGCTATTCAGGCTATGACCGAAGAGGATGAAGAACCCGTGGGACCGAAAGGTGTCATGGGTTTTACCATACCTAATGATGATAATGACGATGAGGAGGAATACGAGGTTGAAGATTAAATTCTATGATACTTGCGCGCTTCTTAATCTAGGCGAGAAAGTTTTTGGAGGAGAGCCATTTGCGGTTTCTAGTATTACCTTCAAGGAATTAGAAATAATTAAAACATCGTTTAATAAAGACAACGACGTCAAAGCGATGGCTAGACACCTTCTTCACTTGTTTGATGAAAATGAATATGATTATATTCCAGTAGTTCATCAAGTGGAAAATGAGGTATTTGTTGCAGCCAGAGGATTTGAAATTAACAACGATACTAAAATTCTCTCAGACGCAATTTATCTTGCTAAAGATGAAGATATAGAATTTGTGACTGCGGACCTAAGTTTGCGTTGTATTGCAAGGCATTTTATTGATATTATTTCAGTAGAAGCTATTGCAGAAGAAGAAGATAGCTATACTGGATACCTTGAAATAGAATGTACTGAGAAACAGTTAGCATTCTTTTATGAGCATCAAGAAGATAATATATTTGGTCTACTTGAAGGACAGTATCTTGCGCTCTATCACAACGAAGAACTTGTAGATTTGCGGGTATGGCGCGACGGCTCGCCGCAATTCCTTAACTATAAAGATTTTAATTCCACTTGGTTTGGTAAAGTTATTCCTTACAAAGGAGATCTATACCAGAAGATGCTCTTCGATAGCTTAAACAATAATCAACTTACTTTAGTTCGAGGCCCCGCAGGCTCTGGAAAGACGCTCTCTTGTCTAGCTTTCTTGATGAGTCAACTAGAGAAGCACCGCATCGATAAGATTATCGTATTCTGTAATACAGTCGCGACTATGGGATCGGCTAAGTTAGGATTTTATCCGGGCACTAGATTAGAGAAGCTACTCGACTCGCAAATTGGAAATCTCTTATCTAGCAAACTAGGCGGAAGAGAAGGAGTAGAACGTCTTATTGATGATGGTAAGTTAGAGTTACTTCCCTTAAGCGACATTAGGGGACTAGACACTAATGGGATGAAGGCTGGAATCTATATTTCTGAAGCCCAGAATCTCGATCGTGCTTTAATGAAACTTGCTATTCAGCGCGTTGGTGAAGATTGTATTTGTCTCATTGATGGTGACTCTAAAGCGCAGGTCGATGATTTGCGGTACGCGGGAATTAATAGTGGCATGAGGCGACTCTCGCAAGTTTTCCGTGGTCAAGATTTCTATGGTGAAGTTGAATTAAAGCACGTTTATCGTAGCCGCATCGCAGAAGTTGCAGAACGTTTTTAATACAGTATCGAGGAGAGTAGCTACTGCTGCCCTCCTCATTCTATTTTCTAAGAAAGGATTTGAAATTAAATGCCAAAAGTATATCTGTCTCCGGCCATGCACCGGTAGAACGAGTGTTGCTATCCTCGTCCAGATGGCAAACAGTGCTACGAAGCACTGGAAAATAATGAATATATTGATATTCTTGAACCTGTTTTAAACAGGTGTGGAATTGAAACTAAGCGTGGCTATCGCCGCACACCTATGAATAATGAAGATGGCGATAAAATTATGCGCCAAAATGTTGCTGAGTCTAATGCTTGGCCCGCTGACGTTCACTATATTTCTCACACTAATGGCGCGAATGGTACAGTGAAAGGTTATCGTCCTATTTACTTCACTGGTTCAACAAAAGGCAAAAAGCTCGCGGAAATCATGGTGAAATACCGCAAGCAGATTTATCCTTACAGTGTAGTATTAAATAACCGTACTGATTTATATGAACTTAAAAATACCAATGCGGTGGCATTTTATGAGGAGCACGTTTTTCATGACAATCTTGAAGATGCTACATGGTTCCATACTCATATGAATGAAATTGCAGAATCTGCGGCAAAGGGCCTATGTGAGTATTTTGGTATTCCTTATATCGCCCCTGCGGCAATACCTTCTACTCCAGTTGTAACCACTACCATTCTCCGCAAAGGTAGCACAGGCCCTGAAGTAAAATCTCTACAAAAGAAGCTACTTCAAATTGGTTATTATCTTGGATCTTATGGTGCAGATGGGGACTATGGTGATGCGACAGTAACCACTGTCCGCAAGTTCCAAAAGGATAATTCTCTTGCGGTGGATGGAGAAGCTGGACCCAACACTTTGGCCGCTGTTGACAAGGTTCTTCCTATTGTTCAACAAGAGCAAAAAGCTATCGCTAACCATTTGCGGCAAGCCCAGCCTAAAGATTTTTCAGTCCAGCCTATTATTAATTGGGCCGAGGATGAACGCAATTATACCGAGAAAGATAGTTTAACTGATCTAGATGATAAGACCAAAAACGCAGGTGATGATAACTATACCAAGTATTCTCAAGAGGTTGATGCTCTTGGTGTGTTCTCCGCGCAAGTGCAAGGTCAGCCTTGGTGCGCCACTTGGGTCACAGATGGTTTCATTAATACTTATGGTGTAAGTAAAGGTCTTGATATGCTATGCCAGCCTAACAAAAACTCTAATGCTGCTTGCTGTGGCGATGCTGCTGAGTATTATCAAAAAGCTGGTCGTTGGTATACTTCGCCGCAAGTTGGTGATCAAGTATTCTTCAAGACTACCAAATATCAGTATGCTCATACTGGTATTGTAACAGAAGTTACTGACACAGAAGTTACAACAATAGAAGGAAACACATCGTCTGAGAAGGGTGTTATTTCTAATGGTGGCGCTGTTACCAAGAAGCATTATCCAGTTGGTTATTCTGGTTTCAAGGGTTTTGGTAGACCTAAATACGAAGCCAAACAAGAGGAACCAAAGTTTGAGCCTTATGTTGTGCGGCTGACCGCAATTGCTCTGAATGTGCGGACAGGCCCTGGTACACAATATCCTGTTGCTATGGTCATTCGTGGTGGAGGCGCGTTTACTATTGTTGCCGAAGAGAATGGTTTTGGAAAATTAAAATCGAACGCGGGCTGGATTATGCTTCAACATACAGAAAGAGTGGAGTGAACTATATATGAAACAAGAAAAGAAGAAAAGGAAAGAGTTCTCTAAACGGTTACTAGTTCAAGAGTCTTTGCTGATCTGGATCTAGACTCTTGCTTTATTAACACTAGCATTTGTTTGTGTTTTTCGAGGCAGTTATTCTGAATTGCCTTGGCTTGCAGCGATGGTGGCCTTTCCATGGACTGCCTATGGAATAAGCCAAGCGTTTTACTACAACAAGGCAAAAAAAGAAAACACTGAGGGCGGAATCGTCTATGAAACCACCCTTGCACAACTTGATCCCACTGACGACGAGCCAGTTGGTTGATTTCTTTTTAGTCGGTTACGCAAGTAACCGACTTTTTCTTTTTCTCTTGACTTTTTTATTTTTATATGTTATAATATTAATATAAAATAAATATAGAAGTAATGTAATTAAAGATCGGTAAAATTATCTTATATATTTCTTATAACTATATTATAACAAAAAATTTTAGATTTGTCAAGTTAGGAGGAAGAATGGAGATTTATTGTGATGGTTCATGCCGAGGTAATGGAACTGCCAATGCGGAAGGCGGCTTTGGCGTTGTTGTAGTAGATAATGGCGAAGTCATAAATACTTATGCAGAAACGCATCAACAGACAACGAATAACCGCATGGAAATGATGGCTATTATGTGGGCTATTGTTACTTATTATGAAGAAGTTGCGGCAGGCGATGTTGTTATTTTTAGCGACTCTCAATATGCGGTGAATACTTTCTCCAATTGGATTTGGTCTTGGTATAATCGTGGTTGGAAGAAATCAAATAAGCAAACACCTGAGAATTTGACTTTATTAAAAAAATATGTTACTATAACAAATGATGGAAAATTACCTGTTCAACTGCGGTATGTGCGGGGTCACAATGGTAACGTATATAATGAGTGGGCTGATGCCCTCGCAACCGGCGCCCGCAAGGCAGAAACTACGAAAGGAGAAAAGATAGATTTTGAACATTAAAAAAACATATACCGAAGACTCTATCGAATCGCTCTCTCCCTTAGAATTTACGAGACTTCGTCCAGGTGTTTACGTTGGTAGCACAGAATATTCCACTCAACTCTTGATTGAGATTGTGTCAAATGCGGTGGATGAGTTCCGTGCTGGGCATGGAGATAAAATCACAGTTACAATTAAGAAAGATAATACGTTTATCGTAGAAGATAATGGACAGGGTTTTATTACCAATCTTCTGCGGGAAGATGGAAAGACGGTCTTAGAGGCAGCATTCTCTGTGTTGAACACTTCAGGCAAGTATACTGATGATGGGGTCTACGATGGAGTGGCATTAGGCTTGAATGGTATCGGTTCAAAGCTAGCTACATACCTCTCTCACTGGCTTGAGGTTCTTAGTTGGAGAGATGGAAAATATGAGCATATCTGGTTTAAAGAAGGTGTATTCAATAAACGAGATTGCGGCGATTGGAAAAATGTCGATAAGCCTTCTGGCACACTGGTCCAGTGGCAACCGAGTGAGGAATTTTTTACTAACGTAGAAGTAGACCTTGCCGCGATTACTAAGTTGTTTAAAGTTCTTGCTTGCCTATGCCCTGGATTAACTATTATCTTGGAGCAAGAAGATAAATCTACTCAGACATTTGTTTCTAAAGCTGGTTTGTCTGATTTGGCAGATGAGGCCGTTAAGGGCAAAGAAATCCTAAAGAACCGTTTAAATATTCACTATGAGGGTGGAAAGAATAAGCTTGATTTGGTTTTAACTTATACCAATGCTTATTCTGCTACTATTGTTCCTTATGTAAATGCAGGCCTTACAGACGCAGGCCCGCATATTACACAATTTAAAACCACTCTAACAAGAGAAATGAATAAGTTTTTCCGCGAAAAAGGCTGGCTTAAAGACAAGGAAGAAAACTTGTCTGGTGATGACTGTCAGGAAGGCTTGTATGTAGCATTTAATATTACTTCTCCTGGTGTTGCTTATGATGCTCAGACTAAGTCTCGTCTAGTCAAGATTGATATGAAACCATTTACGAGTGTTATCGCAGAAGAACTGGGGTATTGGTTTATAACAAATGAAAAAGACCTCAAGATTATCTGCGATAAAGCTCTTAATGCACGGAAGGCACGTGCGGCCGCAAAGAAGGCTCGTGATGCGGTAAGAGAACCTAAGAAGAAAGAAACTGGTTTGCGGGCATCTCTTGCACTTAGTAATAAATTTATTGATTGCACAAGTAAAGATCCTAAAGAGCGCAAATTATTTATTCTTGAGGGAGTATCCGCGGGTGCGGCAGCAATCGAAGCCCGCAACCCCAAAACAGATTGTATCTATTTGCTTCGTGGCAAAATTCTTAGCCCTCTGAAAAGCGATACAACAAAACTACTCCAGAACCAAGAAATCTCTGATCTTGTGCGAATTATTGGCGGAGGTTTTGGTAATACATTTGATGTCAATAAAATGAATTTTGATAAGATTGTTATTTTCAGTGATTCAGATAGTGACGGGGACCAAATTTGCCTGCTCTTAATGGGACTATTTTATACTTATATGAAAGATTTGGTTTTGGCTGGCAAACTTTATCGTGGAGCTGCCCCTCTGTATACTCTTACAAAGGGAAAGGAAGAACATTTATTCTATACTGATAAGGAGTATCGTAATTGGCAGGCTAAAAATTCTACCTCTGGCTATACCGTTCTACGAGGTAAGGGTACCGGCGAGATGAATCCAGATGATCTTCATCGACTCTGCTTTAATAGCGAAAGATTCAAGAGATTTGTAGTAGATGATCCAGAAGAGACGAATGCTCTACTGACTATTCTGCTGGGACCAGCCGTGCCTCCCCGTAAGCAGTATATCTATGATAATGCAACTGAACTGGGTTTTCATTTTGAGTAAGGAGGTAAACAAGTGAGTGAAATTTTTGATGTAAAATTTAATGACGAAAGTAGACAAGACTTCCTTACTTATAGCGAAGAAGTTCTAACTGAACGTGCGGTGCCCAGTGCGGAGGATGGTTTACTCTCATCTCAGCGCAAACTTTTATGGACTATGAGTGAGTATCTGAAAATGGACTCCTCAAGTAAAACAAAAAAGTGCCAATCTGTTGTCGGGTCGACCCTCCTTACGAGTTACTTCCACGGTGACCAGGCTTGCTACGGTGTGTTGGTAAAGATGGCGCAACCGTTCTTGATGCGGTATCCGCTAGTAGATGGCCAGGGCGCAATTGGAACTCAAGAATCTAATGATATGGTTGCTCATTCTCGTTATACCGAAGCTAAGCCTAGTGTTTATGCGGATTTAATGATGGAGAACTTCAAGAAAAATGCAGTTCCCCTCAAGCGCACGTACAATGATGAATTTGATGAGCCTATTGTTCTTCCTTCTTCATTCCCTAATGCACTGTGTAATGGTAAACAAACTATTGCTATTGGATTGAGTCATAATTCATTACCTAATAATCTATCAGAAGTCTGTGATGCACTTGTTGCTTATATGCAGAATGAAGATATTTCAATTGACGAAATTATGGGTTACCTACCTGGACCAGACTTTCCGTGCGGTGGTATTGTTGTCAATAAAAATGACATTAAAGAAGCCTTTGCAACAGGCAAATCTAAAGTATCTTTAAAGGTACGAGGCGATTACACCATCGAGGGGAATAAAATTATTTTCACAAGTATTCCTTATCGCACTTATCGTAATAGTATCAAAGAGCAAATGACCAAGTGTATTGAAGAACTTGAAACTGTTATTGCGGACTATGGTGATGAATCTAATTTGGGTAAAACAAGAATTGTTTTCAAAGTAAAACCAGGAGTTGAACCAGAAGCCGCATTACAAAAGCTCTTCAAACTGACTGATCTTCAAACCACTCTGTCTTATAATATGAACTACATTGTCAATGGAACTCCTAGACTGTGTTCTATTAAAGACTTGATGAAGGCATATGTACAACATCAAGAAAATGTGCTGTTGAATGTCACTTATTTTGATAAGGATAAGGCTGAGAAACGTATTCATGTTCTTGAAGGCATCTTAGTTGCTATTGATAAGATTGATGATGTAATTCAACTTATTAAATCTTCTACCAATAAAGCAGACGCAAGAACCAAGCTGGTAAGTTTTCTCTCTATTGATGAAGTCCAAGCTAATGCAATTCTCGATATGAAGCTGTCTCGTTTGACTAAATTGGACAAAGATGAATTGGCACAAGAGCTACAAGATAAGAAAGATTTTGTTGCGGAGTGCAATAAGATTATTGGTAGTCATGATCATCGGCTAGAGAAGATTACTGAAAAGGTTCGAAGCCTAAAGAAAAAATATGGAGATGCTCGACGTACTCAGCTGGCGCAAATTGAAATCCCCAAGGAAAGTAAGAGTAAGCCAGAGTTTATACCTGAGTCTTGCGGGATTGCGATTACAACCACGCATACCATTAAGCGCATGGCGAAAACAGCTAAACCCAAGGCCAATGAGTATTTCTTGATGAATCAAGAGACAGATACTGGTGATTGGTTAAGTGTCTTTACCGCAACGGGCAAGATGTATAAAATCCAGACCAAGGATATTCCAGAGGGTACAACTGCCTCCAAGGGGATTGGTATTGCGGCATTACTTGAGATGGGTAGTGATACTCCGGTCGCATATTTCTTACACTCCCAATTTGGTGAAGGAAGATTGTTGTTTGTAACCTCTCGTGGACAAATCAAATGTGCAAAAATGGAGGAATTTACTTCTACTCGCAAGGGCGGTGTTATTGCCACTAAACTGCGGGAAGGCGACTCAGTCACGGCAGTAATGGAGTATCATGGTGAAGATGTTGAGCTAATCACTAAAAAAGGTATGAGTATTCATTTACGTGGTAGTGATATTCCAACTCAAGGTAAGAATACATTAGGTGTAAAGGGCATGAATGTTGTAGAAGACGATTCTGTCGCACAGGTTTTGTTAATCCCCAAAGATACCATTGGATTGGTTGTAATTGCGGAAACAGGTCAAGGGAAACGTGTTCCTGTGAGCGAGCTACCGCTGCAAGGCAGAGGTGGAAAAGGTGTAAATATTACTCCTAAGAACGATTTTGCAGGTGCAGTCTTTATTACTAAAGAGGATAGTCGCATTTTATTTGTAATGCCAAGTGGAGTTAAGAGTGAGTCTGCTAGACAAATTCCTGTTCATTCTAGAGTAAATACTGGCGTGCAAATTATTAAGCCAATTGGTAAAATCGCTCATGTAGTATTGGGGTCTTAATTGACCCCTTACCGCGCGTTTGACATTTATTTAAATAAATGTTATAATAAAAATAGGGAGAAAACATATGTTTGATAAAGAAAAAATTTCTGAATTTTTCCCTGGCGCAGAGGATCTTATGATCCAGCCTATGCTAATCTGGACTTTACCTTCGAATAAGAAGGATAAACTCAGCGAGATTTGCGCCAGTGGAGAATATTTTGCTACCGAGAAAATTGACGGTGCTTTATACCAGTTCTGTCGCACCGATAAAGGCAATTATTTATTCGGCAGGACAGTGAGCGTAAAAAATGGCTTGCTAACTAACAAAATTGATAACGTGCCGCACATCAATTCTGCTCTCTCTTGTTTGCCTTGCGGCACTGTCATTGTAGGTGAGATTTATGTTCCAGGTGGCACAAGTAAAAATGTAACTTCTATTATGGGTTGCTTGCCCGCAGAAGCCATTAAGCGTCAAGACAAGCAGGGTAAGATTAAGTATTATCTCCATGACATGATTTTCTATAATGGAGAGGATATGCAATCTTGGGGTGCTGAAGCTCGTTATCAGAAGTTAGTAGAGGCATGGAATAAATTTCATCTTGAGCAGTTTGATTTCTTGCGGCTCGCGGAGAGTTTCGATACAGGTATTGAAGAGCGACTATCACAGATTCTGGCCGCAGGTGGAGAGGGTATTGTCCTAAAGAAGAAAGATGCTCCTTATTCTGAGGGTAAGCGCCCTGCATGGGCAACAATTAAGTGTAAACAAATGGATACCATTGACTTGGTATGCATTCGCACTATTGAGGCAACTAAAGAATATACAGGTAAAGAGCTTGAAACATGGCCATATTGGCAAGAACGTAGTGAACGAGATCAAAACGGTGAATATACCTGGTTATCTAGCGAAGGTCAGTATTATGAAGATTATCTGCATAATCCTCATATCTATAGACCTGTTACCAAACCCTGCTTTTATGGCTGGAAAACAGCAATCGGAATTGGTGCTTATGATGATGAAGGCAATCTCAAGGAAATTGGTACAGTATCTTCTGGTTTAACTGATGAAATGCGAGCACACCTTGATGACTATGTTGGAAAGGTCGTTGCACTACAGTGTATGAGCATCGACTGCAAGGAGAAGACTTTACGGCATCCTATTGTTAAAGCATGGCGAGATGACAAGAACGCCGCAGAGTGTAAATTGAGTGAGGTTTTTTCTTGACTTTTTCAAAAATAAATGATATAATATTTATATACTTGAGAAAGGAAAGTAGACATGGCTAAAAAAGAGATGATTAAGCTAGCTGAACAGCTAATCAAGCTAGAAAAAATCATTGATACTGGCACTAAAGAAGAAGCAGATCAGGCTCGTCTTGATACAGAAACCCTTATCACTAAAATTGTTAAAACCTATGGCTTTAAGGGAATGTTTGAAATTGACGAGTATATCTGTACACATGGTTAATAACGCTGTGAAGGCGATTATTATATATTAAGTTTTTTTGGAGGAAATTAAATTATGGCTATGAAACCCAATACTAAGGCAGTTCTAGAGTATCTGAAGAGCGTTCACGGTAAGAAGGACGTTACTGCCGCTGATGTCGCTGGTGAGCTGGGTCTGGACGTGAAGCAGGTTAATGGTATCTTTACCGCGGCTCTGCAGCGCAAGGAATATGGCTACCGTGAGGAAGTCGAGATCCAGCTGGACGATGGCACTCACGCGAAAGTGAAGACTTTACACCTGACTGATACAGGTCTGGATCTAGATCCTGATGCTGAGTAATCTAGAGTAAAAAGTTCCCGTGGAGGATAATTGAATCTTCCACGGGATTCTTGCATCTATGACAGCTCTACTTATTTTGTGCGGGTGTCTAATTGGTGTTTGTGTATTTCTTGCAGTTAAATACAAAGCCGCACAAGAAGAAGCACAAGAACGGATTAAAGTTAATCTTGCGGTTTAGCAAGAGAATGAAAATCTGGATAAAGAAAATGCACAATTGCGTATTGATCAATCTAGTCTAGTTTCAAGAATTGATGCACAGAAACAACGATTAGATGAATTACAAAGACATACGCAAATACAAACCGAATATGCAAAAATGGAAGTTAAACGTGCTCTCGATCAAGCATATGAAGGTTATTCACAAGAAATTGAACAAGAGTATAGAAGTCTGATAGACGATGAAATGAGTAGTTATCTATCTGTTTGCGAGGATGTGCGGCGAGCGGAAACCTAGCTTGAAGATCTCAAGGCTAAACAAGTTGCCTATATTCAGGAACAGCTCCGCAAAGAGAAGATTCAAAATGAATTAGACTTCTATCGTATGTTACTCACGGATAATGATAAAGACGATATAAAGAGTCTCCGTACTATACAGCAGACCTTCCACCGCAAAGAAGCCATTGACAAGATTATCTGGGAAGTCTACTACAAACCGGCTTATGACATACTCATGTCTCACTTGTTTTCTAAGGGTCAAGATAAGGTCTGTGGTATTTATAAAATTACTAGTATTACGACCGGTAAGATTTACATTGGTCAGTCGGTGGACTGCAGAACAAGGTGGCGCGATCACATCAAAGCTGCATTGGTGAACGGAAACAAAACTAACTTACTCTATTCTGCAATGTCGAAGGAGGGGCCAGAGAATTTCACATTTGAAATTCTTGAGGAAGTTCCACGACCGCAGTTAAATGAGCGAGAAAAGTATTATATCGACTTCTATCAAACTGTAAAATTTGGTATGAACAAGACGGCAGGAGGCAGCTAAGCACGTATGCAGAAAATCACTATTCAATCTGACACAACAATTTATCCTATCCAAACAATAGGTAAGTATGCTGGAACCTGTTGGGGTTCTAATACTTCTGACGCAAATAAAAATTATAAAAGAGGGCTTGACTGTATTAATTCTGGGCATGGTCGTGCTATGGAGTTTCCGCAAGTCTATATGATTATTGATGGATATAGCGCGCGAACCATGAGACAGCTTTATACACATATCGGAGGCTCTCCTACTCGACTGCAGGCCTCAACTCGATATATCAACTATGATAATTTTAGTTATACCACCCCACCTTCTGTACTCAAGGATCCCCAAGCTAAAGATAGATATGACCAAATTATGTATCAAATTTCTGAGGCTTATAAAGACCTTGAAGCATGGGACATTCCTAAAGAAGATTGTGGACTAATTTTACCTCTAGGCATGGAGTCTAAAATGGTATTCCGCACGAATTTGCGGCAACTTATTGATATGTCACATGAGAGACTTTGTTCTCGTACTTATTGGGAATTTCGTCTACTTATGAAAGATTTGATGCAAGCTCTATCTGAATATTCAGAAGAATGGGCTTATTTGGTTAAAAATTATTTCAAACCCAAATGTGAGGTATATGGTTATTGCACTGAAAAGTTTACTTGTGGCCGCATGCCCTGTAAAAAAGATCCCGCGCAAGAAAAGCAAGAGAAAGAAGTAATTGCGGCAGTCGAGCCAGTCGCTAAAGCACCTGGGTTTATGGAGTCTCTCCGCAAGCTTGTCCGCAGCTACCTGACTTGACTTTTGCTTAAAAATATGGTATAATATTATTAGAAAATGTATAAAGGAGAAATTTTTCAATGAAAAAGAATATGACTAATGAAGCGTTTGTTACAGGTTATATTTATAGTCACGATTTGAAGGAGAAGGTCACTGGCGCCACTTCTAAGAATCCTGGTACTGAGTTTATTCAGGGTACTCTGAATATTGTGACCGATAACGCGGGTCTGAACGTCGTTCCCATTTATTATAGTTATGTGACTGCTACGACTAAGAATGGTGGCCCCAATAACACCTATAACGTGTTAAAGAATATCATCGACGGTAAGTTTAAGACTGTTATGAATGATGGCAAAGAGAATGCGACGATGGTTCGTTGCAACACTGCCATTGAGCTGAACGATTGGTTTGACCAGCGCAACAACGATGCTCTTGTTTCTACTAAGCGTCTAACTGGTGGTTTCATTCATGTTGAGACTGCGCTGCCGGAGGACGAGAGCAAGCGTGCTACCTTTAAGGTTGATATTGTTATTACCAATGTGCGGGAGCAGGAAGCTGACGCTGAAAAGGGCATTCCCGCAAAGGTGATTATTAAGGGCGCTGTGTTTAATTTCCGTAATGCGCTGCTGCCTATGGAGTTCTCCGCTACTGATCCGGCTGCTATGAATTACTTCCTGAGTCTGGATGCGTCTAATTCTAATCCTATCTTTACTCAGTTCTGGGGCGAGATTATTTCTCAGACTATTGTGAAGGTGACTACTGAGGAGTCTGCATTCGGTGAGGCTCTGGTGAAGGAGACTCGTTCTTCCTATAAGGATTACGTCGTGAAGGGCGCCAAGCCTGATCTGTATGAGTGGGATACCGAGGATTCCATTCTGGGTTCTGAGTTTGCGGCAGCCATTGCCGAGCGTGAGGTTTATCTGGCTGCGGAAAAGCAGCGTACTATGGAGTATCGTGCTTCTAAAGGTAATGCTATTACTGCAACTGCTGCTGTTAAGCCTGCCACTGGTGGCGTCGTTACCGCGAAGGGCACCTATAATTTCTAAGAAAAGGAGATAAAGGAGTATGGCAATTAATTTAACCGCACTAAAACCGAATGTGGTTAGTCGTGATTTGTCGGGGTATATTACCTTCCTGTATGGCGCCCCAAAAGTCGGGAAAACTACTCTGGCAACCCAGATGCCTAAAGCATTATTACTAGCATTCGAGCCCGGATACCACGCCTTACCGGGCGTAATTGCCCAGGATATTACTTCCTGGAGTGAAATGCGGCAAGTCCTGCGGGAACTAAAAAAGCCAGAGGTAAAGGAAATGTTCCAGTCTATTGTAGTGGATACAGTAGATATTAGCGCGGATTACTGTAAGAAGTATGTTTGTAGCCAACATGGAATTGAAGATCTGGCCGATGCCGGTTATGGTAAGGGTTATACTTGGTTTAAGGATGAATTTAATGACGTATTCCGTACTCTTTCTCAACTTGGATACGCCGTAGTTTTCCTTGGACACGATAAGGAAATCGTGAGTGAAGATGGTAAGACTAAGATTATTCGCTCTGCCTTGAATAATTCTACTCGTACAGTAATTGCAGGCATGAGTGACTTGTATGGCTATGCGCATCAAAAGGAAGCTGGACAAATGAGTGTTCTGACGCTTCGTTGTTCTGACGGTTCTATTGAGTGCGGCGGTCGATTTAAGTACATTGACGAAGAAATCCCCATGAATTATCAGAGTCTTGTTGATGCAGTTCGCAGGGCCATTGATAAGGAAGCTGCTGAGCATGGTAATAAGTTTGTCACGGATGAACGTATTGCTCCAGTTCCTAAGACAGAAGCTCTGGATTATGATGCTCTGATGGCTGAGTTCCAGACTCTGGCTGGTGAGCTAATGACAAAGAGTTCTAGCAATGGCGTTAAGATTACTAGTATCGTTGAGCGGTATTTAGGCAAGGGCAAGAAAGCCAGTGAAGCAACACCAGATCAGGTCGAAATGCTCAACCTAATTATTCTTGAAATGCGTGACTTGAACAAGTGAAATAGCGAGGGGAGGAGAAATTCTCCCCTCATTAAAGTAAAGGAGGAATTGCTATCGCACACTGGGTTAAATGTTTTTATTGCGGCAAGCAGTTTGACCGCGACAAAGTAAGTTGCGTAGCTGTTCCCGGCAAAAGACGCTACGCGCACAAAGAGTGTTATGATGCTGAAAATCCACCCAATGAAGATTTAACTGCACTTGAGGAATATATTAAACAATTATTTGGTTATGATAAGTTGCCAGATAAGGTAAATAGGCAAATTCAAAAATACGCAACTGAAAATCAATTTACCTATACGGGTATGTTGAAAAGTTTGCGATATTTCTATGAAATAAAGCATGGCGATAAAACAAAAGCTAATGGAGGCGTGGGTATAATCCCCTATATCTACCCCGAAGCGGCTGAGTATTATTACCACATCTGGCTAGCGCAACAAGAAAATATAGAAAGAATTAACGAAATATATACTATGAATACAATAGAAATTCCAGTGGTTGAAATCCATATACCTTCCCCTAGCCGCAAACCAATGAAGAGAAACAGGAGATTATTTACATTTCTTGAGGAAGGGAGCGATGAAGCATAAGCAGTAATTATGTTGACACAGTTGCTGTAATGCAAGTCATAGGGTCTGTTTTTAATGACCCCAAAATCCTTGAAGAACAAGATAAATATGTTATCAGAGAAGAGGATTTCACAGAGGAGTTTCACAAGATTGTATTCGGCGCTATGTATAATATCGTTGTTCTTGGTGGTAGTGTAAATCTTGAGACCATTGTTGATTATTTATCTACTCGTCCTAAGTTTTATGGTGTTTTCCAACAAAATAAGGGTGTTGAATATATTACCAAGGCATCAGAATTTGCAACAAGAGACACATTCAATTATTATTATACGAGACTCAAGAAAATGACCTTGCTGCGGGCATATGATAATTACGGTGTAGACGTTAGTTTTTTATATGACCCTACTAATGTTCTTGATACCAAGAAGAAACAAGAGCAAGAAGAGTGGTTAGATAGCACTAGCGTAAAGGACATTGTCAATTTAATAGATGAACGCATTGATAGAATTAAGTCAGAATACGCTGACGAAGAATGCGGCGACGGGTATCAAGCCGGCGAAGGAGCACTTGAATTAATTGATAGGTTCAAACAGGCTCCAGAAGTAGGCATTCCTCTTTATGGTTCTTTAATCAATACTGTAACGCGGGGAGCTAGACTTAGAAAATTTTATTTACGGTCAGCTGCGACCGGCCTAGGCAAGACTCGCGCTTTAGTAGCTGATGCATGTAACTTTGCTAGCGATGAGATCTATGAGCCAGCTTTTGATATGTGGATTAAAAATGGCAAGAAAGAACCAACTTTATTTATTGCGACAGAGCAAGACCTAAGTGAAGTGCAAACCATGGCTATGGCTTTTCTTGCCGATGTAAATGAGGATCATATCCTTACAGGCAGATATGAACAAGGTGAAGAAGAACGAGTTAGATATGCTGCGAAAAAACTATCTGAAATATCTCTTTGGATAGAAGAAATGCCAGATTTTTCCCTGCAAGATGTTGAAAATGCAATTAAAAAGTATATTCGCGAGCACGATGTGCGCTATGTCTGTTTCGACTATATCCAAACTAGCATGAAGATTCTTGAAGAAATTACTCGTCGTAGTGGAGGAGTAAAACTTCGTGAAGATAATATCCTATTTATGTTATCTACTAGATTAAAAGATCTTTGTAACCAGTATGGAATATTTATTATTTCAGCTACCCAGCTTAATGCTAGTTATCAAGATTCGGAGACTCCAGACCAAAACCTTCTACGAGGCTCGAAGAGTATAGCGGATAAGGTAGACGTTGGCGCAATAATGCTAGAGCCTACAAAAGATGATCTAGTTAAAATCGAACCTATAGTAGCTTCTTCTTCAAGATTTAAGGTTCCTAATATGAAAATTTCTGTATATAAAAACCGTCGTGGTTCTTATAAAGGAGTTTATCTATGGTGCGATGCTGACTTGGGTACTTGTCGTATTCAACCTATGTTTTGTACAAACTACAGACATGAACTAAAGCCAATAGAAGATATAAAAATTATGGTGGACGATGAGCCATCTGCGTTTTAAAAGGAGAATAACATGAAGAATAAGAATGATAAAGTTGCAACCTATAAGATGTCTCAGGTCTGCTATGACCGTATCCTCAAGACACGGCGCGGTGAAAGTGAGAAGCGTATGGAGCCAAACAAATTCGTGTGTCTGTATGTTAATCAGACATATGGTCTAAAGCAAAAGGTAACTCAAATTATCGTGGAGGGATAATAAATGGCTTGCTACTATAATAAGGATGAACTTAAAAATTCACTTGAAATTGAACAAGTGTATGATCTATTAGATGTTTTAGGCGGCAATCCTTCTTATAGTGGTGATGATGTTATTATCTCTGATACAATTTGTCACAATCTTCCAAATGAAGGCAGTCATAAACTTTACTATTATAATAGTACAAAATTGTGTCATTGCTATACTAGTTGCGGTAGCTTTGATATATTTGAATTAGTTATTAAAGTAGCTAAATTACAATGGCACAAAGAATGGGAACTATATGATGCAATGCATTATGTAGCACAGTATTTTGGTATTGAAGGAGAAACCCCGCAAGAGGAAATAGAGGAGCTACCCGATTGGAGTTTATTTGATAGACATAGTTTCTCATTACCACAATCTTGCGGCCAGACTATCCAGTTACCAGAGTACAATCCCGTTATTTTGACTAAGTTTGCCTATCCTCGCATTATGTCTTGGGAGGATGAGGGCATCTCCGCAAAAGTGGCTCGCCGCAATCTTATAGGCTATTATCCCGCAACTGAACAAATCACAATCCCGCATTTTGATATAGATAATCGCCTTGTAGGTATTCGTGGTAGATTTTTAGGTGCGGATATGGCCGATCGGTTTGGTAAATATCGACCACTTGTTGTAAATGGAACACAGTATTCTCACCCTTTGAGTATGAATCTGTACAATCTAAACAATAGTAAAGAAAATATTTCTCAAGCTAAAGTCGCAGTTGTCTATGAATCAGAAAAGAGCTGTATGAAACACAGTTCATTTTACAGCGCCGCAAATGATATTTCAGTAGCTTGTTGCGGAAGTAATCTATCAGTACAACAGGTGCAAATATTAGTGCGGTTGGGAGTGCGCGAATTAGTAATTGCATTTGATCGTGACTTCGTGGAAATTGGTGATGATGAATTTCAAAGACTAAAGAAAAAGTTAAAAAGTATTTATAAAAAATACAACAATGAGATAAAGATAACTGCTATATTTGATAAGGAATGTATTACCAGTCTGCATTCCTCTCCTATTGATGAAAGTAAGGATAAATTTGAGTATCTTCTCAAGAATAGAATTGTTCCAAAATGAGGACAAAATAAGATAATTTATATAGCAGTTTTTTCAAAATATATAGGTAATGTTTAGAAAGGACAGTGAGCATGGATTATAAATTAATCGCAGAACGAGACCCAAATTTAACTGCTACCGAATAGGTACTAGTAAACAGGGGATTTTTGCGAGAGAATATCTCTCACTATTTAAACACTACTGATGCAGACAATCTACCTTTTACATTAATTGATAACATTGAATAGGGTGCAAAAATGCTACTGCGCCACCTCGCAGACGAGAAGCCTATTTGGTGCATTGTGGACGCTGATGCCGATGGATACTGCTCAAGTGCTATCTTGTTGAATTATCTTCATCGTTTGGTACCCAGCATTGTAGAGAATAAAATTATTTATACTCACCACCCAGGCAAGCAACACGGTATCTTCCTTGAACAAATGCCCGCTGGAGTAGGACTAGTTATAGTACCAGATGCTGGATCTAATGATCTGGAGGCCCATCACATCCTACGAGAATAGGGGATTGATGTTCTAGTTATTGACCACCACCAAGTAGATGAATTATCAAAAGACGCAGTAATTATCAATAATTAGATGTGCGGCTATCCTACTAAATCACTATGCGGTGCCGCGATGGTATATAAATTCTGTCAATGTTTGGATGCAATGCTAGGCAATCGGTGGGCAGATGACTATATCGACCTTGTTAGCTTGGCACTCACCGCAGATGTTATGGATTTGCGTGACTATGAAACAAGATACCTTGTGAACAGAGGGTGTAACGAAATCCGCAATCCATTTCTCAAAACAATGGTATTTCGTCAGTCCTATTCATTAGGTGACGAAGTAACATCAATAGGTGAAGCATTTTATATTGCGCCTTTGGTTAATGCCGTAACACGAGTTGGCACGCTTGATGAAAAGTTCTTATTATTTGACTCTATGCTGGAATGGAAAGCTTATAACCTAGTACCTTCAACTAAACGAGGTTGTAAGGGTCAAACAGAACAGCTTGTTGAGCAATCGGTGCGAACTTGTACTAATGTAAAAAGTAGACAAACACGATTACAAGATGCAGCTATGGAACAGTTAGACGAATTTATTCAAGATTGTGGATTGTTAGACAATAAGTTACTTATTATTCAAGCAGGAGATTTTCCTATTGATAAGGGTCTAACAGGATTAATTGCTAATCGTTTTATGGCAAAATATCAACGTCCAGTTATGTTGCTAAATAAAATCATTGATGAAGCTGGAACTTACTGGTCTGGTTCAGCAAGAGGATACGATAAGTCAAAGCTAAGAGATTTTCGTCAGTTTTGTCTTGATTCTGAATTAACAGAACTTGCGGCGGGCCATCCCAATGCATTTGGCGTTAGTTTTACTGATGAAAATTTGAAAAAGTTTATTGATTGGTCAAATAAGCAACTTACGGATTTTGATTTTACACCATCATATGATGTAGATTTTGTATACACTGCAGACGATTTCAACGGCAAGGATATCCTTGATGTTGCCGCAATGAAATCACTATGGGGACAGGGAATCCCAGAAGCTAAAATTGTCATTAAAGGCTTGCGGGTTCCTAAAGAAAAACTCACCCTTATGGCGCGTGATACTAGACCTACATTAAAAATTACTCTTAATAATGGTGTTGACTGCATCAAATTCAAGTCAAGTGAGGAAGAGTTTGATAAATTTTACTCGGAATCTGGTTGTGTGACAGTAGATATTCTCGGTACTTGCAATTCTAATTCTTACCGAGGTTCTACCAAGCCCCAAATTTTTATTGAGAATTATGATATTATAAACCGCCAAGATTATTATTTTTGATTCTCAATCGCACAACGGACTTGAGCCTAAAAACTCAAGAAAGGAAGCGATTTTATGAAGAAACGCTTAATTACAACAATAGTAACAATTATTTTAGCTTTGTCTATGGGATTTAGCTTTGCGATTTCACAAGCAAACTCTGTATACGCAGATGACCTTGAAGGTGTAACAATTTATTCAGATGCAGAAATTAAACAAATTAATCTTAAAGTGTCTGATGCGCAAGAGCGAATTATCGCCGCAAAGCAAATGGATGAAAGCGCTAAAAAATTAGGATATGAATATACGCATGATATTCGTGTCCTTGCCCGCCAAGAATTAGCATCGGCGCAAGCTGATTATGAAGAATATACAGCTAAGCAAAAGGAAGCTAAGTGGTCTCCAATGATGCGGGAATATCCTGTTGCGACTATTGTTTGGAAGTACCTTATTGATAAGGGATATAGTGAAGTAGTTTCCGCCGCAGTTATAGGTAATATGATGACGGAAGTGGGAGGAAACACATTATCTCTTGATTATACACTTGGAAGTGCCAAATTTTATGGCATTTGTCAATGGAAGTTAAAATATTGCAGCGAAGTGTATAAAGAGGACTTACAAGGTCAATTGGCCTATCTAAATAAAACAATGGAACAAGAATTTAATACTTTTGGCAATCAGTATAAGAAAAATTTTAATTATAGTGATTTCCTTGAGATGACAGATGTGCGGCAAGCCGCTCTAGCTTTTTCGAAGTGCTATGAACGCAATGAAGAAGGGAGTTACGCTAAACGGCAGGACAATGCGGTCACCGCATATGAGTATTTTGTGGAGAATTAAATGTAAGCCAAGTAGATATTGTTGTCTACTTGGCTTTTTTTCTTTATGCTGACTGGGACGCTTGCGGCGACAGACACGAATCAAAATAGGGTTTAGGTATTTTTTTTAGGTAAAACCTACTTTAAAAATTGACTTTTTTTCAAAATTATGCTATAATATTTATAGAATAGGAGGAATATAGAGTATGGAATTTAATACCCTAAAACAACTAACAGTAGAATTTAATCCTCAGTTATATGAATCTAGTGTACTAGTTTTTAAGTTTGATCCAAATACCTGGTCTCTTGACGAAGCTAGGGATATGTTCAATCAACTTAAAACAATATATCCAAAAGCAATATGTATTCCTCAGGGGACTGATTTAAATTGGATGACAGAAAAAGAATTTGATAAATGGGTAGATCAGGTAAAAGAAGAATCATGGAGGAGGGGCCAAAGTGGAATTAACTCCTAAACAACTTGCGGGCCTACATGAAGTTGTAAACCGCTATAAACGTGGAGAAAAGTTCAGTGTGATCTCCGGCTATGCTGGGGTAGGAAAATCTACTTTAGTTAAGTTTATTATAGACGCGCTTGAAATTTCTCCAGACGCAGTTCGATACATTGCTTATACTGGAAAAGCGAGTGAAGTGCTGAGAAAAAAAGGTAATCCAAATGCCATGACTGCACATAAATTGCTATATTATAGTAAACGTATGGCAGATGGGCATTTTGTATATAGAGAGAGGCCACATTTAGAGGGAAACCCTGCTCTTATTGTAGTAGACGAAGTTTCAATGCTTCCAGCTAGTATGTGGAATCTTTTAATCAAACATCCAGTTCACATTCTAGCACTCGGAGATCCATTCCAGATTCCCCCCATTCATGCTAAAGATGATAATCATCTTCTAGAGAAACCGCATGTATTTCTAGACGAGGTAATGCGACAAGCACAAGAAAGTGATATTATTTGTCTTAGTATGGATATTCGTGAAGGTAAGTTCATTACGCCTCATACGGGGCATGATGCAAATGTTGTTCTTAAACAAGATTTATTTGATGGAATGTATGAGTGGGCAGATCAGATAATTTGTTCGACGAATCGCACTCGCATGAATATCAATCGTATAGTTAGAGAAATAAATGGATTTGGCCCATTGCCGCAAGTAGGTGATAAAGTTATCTGCCTCCGTAATGCATGGAACACTTGTTCTCTAATTCAAGAAAATCCTTTAGTAAATGGTTCGATTGGTTGGATTACAGACATTGAAGAAGATGAAAAGGAATATCTCCTTGGTTTTGGTGAAAAGCCAATTACAGTTCCTACCTATAATATTTGTCTAGAGACAGATGACCATGATATTTATGAAGATATTATCGTAGATAAACTCTCTCTTGATGAAGGTAAGAAATTTTTAACTCCGCGTCAAGAATATTTGGCTAGCAAGGATAAACGAAATGTTTGGGACTTGCCACTTGAGTTTAACTACGGGAGCGCCATTACTGGGCATAAGGCGCAAGGAAGCCAGTGGGGGAAAGTATTAGTTCAGGAAGAAGACTTTCCATTCGAATCAGTGGAACATAGACGCTGGCTTTATACGGCTTGTACTCGGCCAGAGGACAAATTAACATTGGTATTAAATCAATAAGGAGAAAATATATGAAAGGCATTGTTTGGGGAAAGACATTTGCTTCTGCGGCTAATAAATTTGATCAAATAGCAATACAATATGAACAACTTCATATTAATCCAATTAGAATAACTAAATCTAAAACTGGAACTGAATACATAATCACCTATGAAAATGGAGATTGCTGGCGTACCTGTTGTGGAAATATATCTAGTCGAGGATATAAAAGCAATATTTCCTATATTGATATGAATATTCCTAACGAAATCATTGAAACTATTATTTTGCCTTCTACTACTAGTCCTCCATACCAAGGAATTATCTATTATTAATAAGGAGGGATTAAATGGTTTTTCCTGGCAGTTTACATAATCACACGCACTACAGCAATACAAGACTCCGCGACTGTATCATCAAAGAAACCGACTTAATCGACTCTGCCATCTCTCTTGGACACAATGCCGTCGCTATAACCGACCATGATTGTCTATCTGGCCACTTGAAAGCATTAAAATATTATCGTAAAGTTAAAAAAGACCATCCTGATTTTAAACTTATTCTTGGTAATGAGATATATCTGTGTCGTGATGGTTTGAATCCAGATAATTTTACAACAGGAGATAGATATTGGCATTTCATTCTCTTAGCAAAGGACGAAGAAGGTCATAAACAATTGAGAGAGCTATCTACCCGTGCGTGGCTCCGCAGTTATGTTGCAAGAGGTATGCGACGAGTACCTACTTATTATAGTGACCTTATTGACGTAATAGATAATAATAAAGGACACCTTATTGCTAGTACAGCTTGTTTGGGCAGTTGGTTAGATTATCAATGCTTAGAGTTAGCTAAATCCTGGAATGAAGAACTGGCCGCCCATGTTCGTAATTGGTGTAAACAAATGGTTCAATTGTTTGGAGAAGGTAATTTCTATATTGAATTACAGCCACCAATGAACAAAACAAGTGAACAGTATAAAGTTAATCAAATTTTGTTACAATTCGCGTTTGAATTAAATATTCCTTGGATAGTTACAACTGATAGCCATTATGTATCCGCAGAAGATAGAGAAATTCATAAAGCATATTTAAATTCACAAAATGGTGAACGTGAAGTTGATAGTTTTTATGCTACTACCTATATGATGGATACAGAAGAACTTGAAGCTCATTTTGATTTTCCACTTCAAGAAGCATATTTAAATATTCAAAAAATAATTGATATGTGCGGCAATGACTATGAGTTAGAGCGGTCCTTAAAAATTCCACATTTAGCGTGGAAAGAATTTCATCCTCAAACCAATCCCGCAGAATGGGTCAGTCGCATTCCGCAACTGATGAATTTTATTACTTCTAGTTATGTAGGTGATAGAGAACTTGTTAAGGCTATTATTGAAGCGATAGAAAAGGATGAACGTTTGCAAACAAAAGAAACGTATGATACTGTCAATGATTGTCTTGATAAAATATGGGAATCATCAAATGTTAATAAGGCGCATTGGAGCGCATATCTTCTAAATCTTCAAAAAATTATTGATTGTTGTTGGGATGCTGGTTCAATAGTTTTACCTGGCCGCGGTTCTGGGGTTGGATTTATCTTATTGTATTTATTACAAATCACGCAAATAAATCCATTATGGGAAACCGTCAAAACATATAGTTGGAGATTTTTGAATCCTAGCCGTGTGTCTCCATTGGATGTAGACTTTGATATTGAAGGTGGACGACGTGCACAAGTCTTATCAAAATTCCGTGAAGTATATGGCGAAGATAGAGTGTCTAATGTTATTACATTTGCAGTTGAAAAATCTAAAAGTGCTATATTGACTGCGGCGCGCGGTCTTGGTATTGATATTGATGAAGCACAATATGTTGCTTCTCTTGTTCCAGCAGATCGTGGTATTATTCGTACTCTAGATCAATGTTATTATGGAGACAAAGAAAATGGTTTTGAGCCAATTCGTCCATTTGTTAATGAGATGAACGCGAGGCCAGAGTTATGGAAAACTGCACATAAAATTGAAAATTTAATTTGTCGTACTGGTATCCATGCGGGTGGAGTTATTTTTGTAGATGAGCCGTTCGTAGAATCAACTGCTTTAATGCGTGCGCCGGACGGTACGATTGTCACAGCATACGAGCTCCATGATTGCGAAGCTGTCTCACTTATCAAATATGACGCGTTGTCAGTGAATGCTGCAGATAAAATTCATACTTGTCTTGATTTATTAATAGAAGATGGTTTAATTGAGCAGAAACCTACTCTTAAAGAAACATATGAGTCTGTAATTGGCGTTTATAATCTAGACAGGACTAGTAAACGAATGTGGGATATGGTAAATAACCATGAAATTCAATCTCTATTCCAAATGGAAAAATCAAGTGGAATACAGGGTATCGCATTGACGCATCCACAAAGTGTAGAAGACTTAGCCCACTTAAACTCTGTTATTCGTCTTATGGCGCAGGATAAAGATGCAGAACAGCCGCTTCAAAAATATGCCAGATTTAAAGACGATATTAAACATTGGTATAAAGAAATGTCTGACGCTGGACTAACCGAGCAGGAT